AACATACAAATGTTTCGGGTTGACAAATAATAATGATCGTGCTATGATGTACTTGTAACAAAGAACAAGACATATAAATAGGAGTGAGTAAGATGAAAAGAGAGTTAGAGAGCATTATAATGGAAGAACTGAAAAAAGGCTATTGCCCTGTATACGCTGGGGAAGAGGGCTATATTCTCATATCAATGAAAGACTATCTTGCGGCGGCAGAATATGCTGGTGCAGAGTATCCTTGTTTTTGGTATGATGACTTATGTTATGATATGATTGACGTAGAGTCACGAGAAGACGAAATTGAAGGCGGGCACTTTAATTTAATGCCACGCAAAGAAGAGTGTAAATTTAAAGTTGGGGATATCATTTGCCCAACTCCAGAAGCAGATAGGCACTACGTTTATACGGGAATCAATATGATTTCCGCAGAAGTAACTGAGATCAAAGGATGGAATCTGATGGAAATTAGAGTAAAGCAGCATGAAGAGAAAACACTCGTTGGAAAACTTTTCCATGTTAATCCTAGTTATTTTGAGCTTGCAAGGAATATAAAACAGATTTCCGCTGATAACATATTTTCGGATCCGGAAGATATTGATTTGGTGTATCGCGCGATTGATGAAAAGATGAGCAATCTTGGCGCTGCAATATACTACTTAAAATCTTGGAGAGAGGATTTGAATGAGATAAGAGGAAATGAGAAACTGGAAGATCTGTCAAAAGAGTTAAAGCGATATGAAGCTATTTTAGATCGCATCGTAGAATATGAAAAAAACAGCTGGAGGTGAAGAGAGATGATTGATGTATTGTGTTTTATGACAGGGGCAACATTAAAACCGAATAAAACATCGGAAAAGAGTTTGTGGTCTTTGGATATGGATGGCGTTGAACTGTTATCCCATGCAAGCGAGCAGCGTTGTGAAACGATTTTACTTGCTCTTTGTGACCGCTATTACAGCGGTTACGGGAGCAAAGAAACCGAATATGGAACAATCACAAACACAACTTTTTATTATCTTGACCGTATGGAATACAAGATTTACCGCACGCGCTTAGGTCTCTATGTATTTGACGCGCCCATTACAAAGGATGGAAAACTATTATTTTATACGGGATACGCGAAATTCCTTGAAAGTTGGGCAAGTGCGCAATATAATAAATGGAGGGAAGTAAATGGCAAACAAAAAAACTCTTAGCATTGAAGAGCTGCAAAAGATTCTAAGATGCGAAATTGAGGATACGCCGTTCGGCGTAATCGTTCGGGTGGGCAGTGGAGAAATGAGGGTATATCCTCATAAGCTAAAAGATTTTCTCTATAGTCTGATTTGTCCATTTGATTTTAAAAGTGAATCACAATTTACCATATTCGGCTATCTGGATAAATCCTTGATTTACCTATGCAAACGGGCAGAACTGTATTTATACGGATTACCGGACAGTTTGATCTTAATGGATCGCCCTCTAGGAGAGGGGAAAATTGTCTGCCGTGCGTATGACACGACAGATATCGGAAAATTTGTTATCAATGCTCTATATGGGCTTGGTATATATTTTGACGAAGCGTCAAACCAATATCGAAAGAAAGGAGTGAAAAGCTATGATTTCAATTACTATCGTGGGAAGAACAGTCAATGACATGGAACTAAAAGAATCGAAAACAGGGAAGCAATACCTTCGTTTTTCGGTGGCATCTGATCACGGTGACGCGGTAGACTACATGGACTGCTATGTATCGGATGAACGGATTGTAAAATTTGCGTCCGACTACGTGAAAAAAGGCAGTGCGGTTGTGGTAAACGGCGAACTTGTAAGTCGTGACTACGAAGGCAAACGCTACTGGACTTGTTATGTATCCGGTATGGGATTTGTGCCAACAAACAAAAAATAACTCGTAAACGAAGCAAAAATATTATGATAACACAATAGAAACTTAGAAACTGAAAATTTATGTAATCTGTTATTTCCAAAATTATCTCTTCAAGCAGTTAAGGAGTGGGGCTATGCTGGCGTACTGTGAAAAGGGGCATCGCCCTATAATCAAATTAAATCACGCGGATACTTTTTATCCGGTAAAAGAAAAGGTGTCGTTTCCTGAAAACGACACCTTCTATTTTCCGAGAGGTAAATGGGTGAAAAATTACAAAGAACGCTATCTTCAAGACTTTGCGACCTTTGATATTGAAGCAACTTCTTTTTTTGACTCCAATTGGTTTTGTCCCTATGGCATTATGTATCACTGGCAAATGTGTGTTTGCGGGAAAAACTTTTATGGAAGGTACTGGGATGAGTTTTTATCCTTAATTGACCAGATCCGATCTTTTTATCATCTGGATGAAAAAAATATATTTGTGATTTTTGTCCACAATTTGTCTTACGAATGGCAATTTATCAAAGAATTTTTTGAGGCAATTCCCGGCGAGTGCTGGAACAATGACAAGAACAAACCTGTCAAAATCCGCTGCAAAGGCGGCATTGAGTTTCGCTGTTCGTATATCCTAACGAATATGAGTCTCAAAAAAGCGTGCGAAAATACAAAAAACGTAATCCACGGGAAAAAGGATGGGGATCTGGATTATTCGCTTCGAAGGCTTCCTTGGACGCCATTAACGTTAACGGAAAAAGAATATTGTTTTAATGACACGCAAGGACTCTACGAAGTCTGCAAAGAAAAATTACGGGAAGAAAAGAACGGATTTTATTCCCTTCCGCTCACCTCCACGGGATATGTCAGACGGCTGGTCAAAGAATACTGCAAAGAAGATCTTAAGCAGCGCCGTATGGTACAGAGCATGGAGCCGGACGTAGATTTCTATGATTTGATGGTCAAAGCCATAAGAGGAGGAAATACCCATGCAAACAGGTATTACGCCGGAAAGTGTCTGGAAAATGTAGCAAGCGCGGATTTAACAAGTGATTACCCTTATCAGATGATGGAAAAATATTATCCTGTAACCAAGTTTGCGAAAGTCTCGGATGCGATGCTAAACGATTCCGAATTTGTAGACTTTTGTTTGGATCATTATTGCTGCCTTCTAGAAGTGGAGTTTTGGGACATTGCCGTGAAAGACTTTACCCCGATTCCTTATCTTGCTAGTGCAAAATGTGAGGAAATCTGGGCAAGCAAAAAATATGAGCGCACCATCTACGACAATGGAAGAATTTTGTGTGCTGGTCACGTTTCCACTGTTTGCACCGAACTGGATTTTGACATTATTTTGCGTCAATATGAGTATGGAAATTGTTATATCAAAGCGATGTATACCGCCGAGAGGGGAAAACTTCCGATTGGAATCCGGCGTGCCATCATGGATCTATTTGCGGAAAAGACAAAATTAAAAGGCATCAAAGAAAAGAAATACGAATACGGGAAAACAAAGAATCTGTTAAATGCCATTTACGGAATGCTTTGCACGAATACTTGTAAAGACGGATGGGCGCTCTTACCAAACGGGGATTATAAAAAACATGAGCTGACCCCAGAAGAAAAGAAAAAAGCCATTCATAAAGTCTATCACAAGGGGTTTGTTGCTTATGAGTGGTCGTTATACGTCACGAGCCACGCGAGATTCGACCTCCAAACCATGATTGATCTGATCGGCATGGATGTGACATACTGCGATACGGACAGTGTAAAATTTTTAAATGGCGAAAAACATCTGCAAAAGATCTATGATTACAACGATCGGGTAAAAAAAGGATATGAGAAGTTAGATTTGAAGCCAATTGCCTATGACCGAAAAGGAAATGCGTCTTATATGGGTACGTTTGACATCGAGGAAACTTGCACGTATTTTGTCACCTGGGGAGCAAAAAAGTATGCTTCCGTCCACAAAGAAGAGGTTGGATACAGTGTAGACATTACGGTTGCCGGCTGCAACAAGGAAAAGGGAAGCGAAACAATCATGTTATTACTTGGCGGAAAATGGGTGAAAGAAAACGGAAAGAAAGTGATGCGGATTACCAAAAAACAGGCAAGCAGATTAGACCAGGCATTTTGCAAAGGCAGAATTTTTTCGGAAGAGCAGTCTGGCAGGACAGTCGCTTATCGCAACAGCGCAATTGGAGAGATTGAAGTATCCGACTGCTATCATCACAGAGGGAAAGTATTTGTTCCAAGTAACATTGGCATGGTAAACACGACCTATCAACTCGGAATTACGACCGAATACGAAGCAATCTTATCCGATTGCGGCATAGAGATTTATGATTAAGGGAGGAAAAGAAATGGCAAAAAGAAGAAAACCGGGAACCGGTGCCTATGAATCTTACAATGGAATTTTTGATCTACCTCGTGCGGAAATGGAGCGAAACTTAAAGAGTCTTGCCAAAACGGCAAACTCCAGAATCCGAAGACTTCGAAGGGCGGGTCTATTAGACTACGCGGAAAAATATCAGGAATACAGAGAGTTACAGCAGCGGAACATCTTTCGGGAGTCCTACAAGCGTCTGACCTTAAAAGAACTTGCAAAAGAAATCCGTTATGTGTACAACTTTCTATCTTCCGGCACGAGCTTAAAAGCGGGGGCAAGCCAATACAAAAACAACCTCGCAAAAGCAAGGGAAACGATTGAAGAGAAAACAGGCGTGGGGCTTACCTATGTAGACCGTTCGGGAGATACGCCTAGAATCCGTAGGGTAACGGATGAAATGTTGGTTGTCTTTTTTCAGTCGGACGCGTACAAAAGCTATCGGCGTTACGCCAATTCCGAGGAACTCATAGAAACCTTTTTTGAAGAGTTTTATGACAATTCAAAATCTTTTGAGGAAGTTCTAAAAGCCTTTGAGAAATTTACTTCTGCCCACAAATCAAGTGCAGAAGCCGCCTATCTTAGGGCAAAGGCAAAAAGAGAAAGGGGTGAGGGATATCGCAGAACAAAAAAATAAGATTTTATTACCGAGTCCGATCTGGAAGGAAGAAGAGGAAGTAAGAATCAACGGCGCGCCGCTGATCAATATCAAAAACGATTTGGCGAAAGGTTATTTTATGACGATGATTATCGCCGTTCGAAATTCCGGAAAAACTTACAGTGCCGTGGAAGCAATTCAAGACATGGTGCGAAGTGGATTTGACCCATTGCATGGGTGCCGATTCCGCTTTCTGTACCTTCGAAGGCGATGGGACAATGAACTAAAGTACGCCAAAGACTCTCTCTTTGCGGATCATGATGATCTACATTTCTATTGCAAAGGAAAAGAATATTATTACGTGTACAATGGAAAGTCCTACCCTTGCGGGCAATGCGCGCCCCTGTCTACCCTAAAGAGTCGTGGCATTCAAGTACCTCATTTAAAACTGATCTTTTTTGACGAATTTACGGCAAAGCCGGGAGAAACCTATCTGCCGGGTGAGTTTATCACTTACGCGGGAGCCATCGAAACCTTAGTCCGTGTCAAAACGGATGTTCGAATCTTGCTGTGTGGAAATGCAGGGCGTTTTTATAACCCCTATACGATCAACTACAATATTAACCTGGTCGAAGGACAATACAAATACACCCTGCCGGAAAACGGGGTGCATCTGCATATATACGGAAAAGAATACGCGAGACTGCGAAATGAAAGTCCGGTCGGAAAGCTGTTTAAAGGGACAGCGTATGATGCTTGGGCTGGAACGGTCGATTGGGAAGAGGAAAATTGGGCAAACATTGAGCCGCGCCCCAGAAGAACCAGAGATATTTGCAGCATCCGCTATTATAACGACACTTTTTTAATTTCCGCCACCGATGAGGGACAAAAGATCTATGTCCAGCTTGGAAGCCGTATGGAAGGGCATCATTACACCTTTGATACACAAAACGTGTCTGAAAACGCTTTGTATTTCGGGCGAAAGAATCCGATCATGAATCTCTTTCGTAACCTTTTTGCAGTTGGGAGAGTGTATTTTGTCAACCGAAAAACAGCGTCTTTATTTCTCCCCATTTTGGACTTTATAAAGGCAATGAGTTGACAAGACTTGTAAAATATGCTATTATGAGATTGGAAGGGCATGTATAGAAACGTCCCGAAGAGTACCGCCTAAAAACGGTGGGACTATATGACTGCTCTCACTCCGGCAGACTTGCCCTTCTGCCATTTGTAACTTTCTCCCTTAATCGAAGTATTCGAATTTATTTTCATATCTAACTCAAGAAAGGAGTGAGAGTTGTGGACGTAAGTGTCATTACCCAAGTAATTTCTTCTCTTGGATTCCCAATTTTTGCGTGCGTTGCCATGGGATACTATATCTATTTGCAGCAAAAGAACCACAAAGAAGAAATCAGTGAATTAAAGAAAAGTATCGACAATAACACCGAGATGCTGAATCAAATCTTAGGTTTTATTCAGTCAATGGAAACAAAAAGGAGTGAAGAAGTATGATCTCTGTCAATGTAAACGTGGAGGAAAAGGAACTAGAATCCGCCTTAGAAAGCGAAGCGTCCTTTTCC